TGGCGTAGTCGGCGTTAAACTCGGAAAGCGGGCCGACGTTGTTGTCGCTGGTCAGGGTAACTTTACCCAGGGAAATGCTCTGCAGGGCGATCCACTCAAGGCGGGCGGCTACGCCGTCCCAGCAGAATTGGGTATCTTCTGCCCAGGCTTCTACAAGTTCGCGCAAGTCGGGGTTATTGCCGGCAAGTGCGACCATGATGTCGTACTCGTTCAGCTCGTCCTCTTCCTTCGTGCGCTTGATGGCGATCTTGGGGATGTCTCCCTGGAGACGGTTCAAGGCTTCGCGGGTCTTTTTGTCAAGGCTCGCGCCCCTTGCTACGATGTCCGCTGCAATACGGACCCCCGCCTGCTTCTCGAGCGCCTTCCAGGAAAGCGTCAAGTTCTGCTTAAGCGGGAAAAGCGTAGGCCAGTAGAAGGGGTTAAAATTGTAGGTCTTTACTACGGCCTGCATGTCCTTTTCGGTCAGGCCGACCATAAGGGTCTGTAACATGGTTATATCCTCCTATCTGGTTAAATGAAATGAACGCCGGAAACTTTGGCTTTGATGGCGTCGGAAATGGCGGGGGCCATAGCGGCCTTTACTACTCCGATAAGCCAGGCTTCGGCAAAAATGTTGGTATTTGCCACTACGTCGTAGCTGTCGCCGACAACTGCGTAGGGGGCGGAAAGGGGCAGGGCGCTGGTGTTGCTGGCGCTCTCTGCGGCTGCCTGCATAATGCAAGCGCCGGCGTTAGCTGCTGCGCCCAGGGTGGTTCCGACGGTGATGTCGTCCAGGCTGCTGTCGCCGCTGTTGGTGGCGATGGCGGTAATGGCGTAGGCCTTAGCGCCCACGGCCAGCATAATGAAGTCGCCGACCTTGAAGTGGTGGCCCTTCTTTACGGTGTACGTGGTGGCGGAAGCGCCTGCGTTGGCCGCCAGGACGGCGGTCTTTACCAGGTGAAATACGCCGGTGCTGCTATTGCGGCCGATAACGGATCCTTCCACAAGGGGAACGCCGGGGACCAGGCTGCTGGTCGCTACGGTTACGCCGTTGGGAATGTCCGCCACCTTATGTGCGAAAGCGCGCAGGATGCGCTTGCCGGATTTGCGGGTGATCTCTAACATGGCTAAATGCTTGTTAAATTGTTAAACGGTCTTACCGCCCAGGCCTGCGGCTTCGCCTTTGGCTTCGGCGGCTTTGTCTTGGATGTAGCTCGCTACGCTTGCGCTGACGCCGTCGGCTCCTGCCTTCCCGAAAAGCGGGGCGGCGTTACCGGCGAGGCCCTTTTCTGCAAGCTCTTTCGTAAAAGCTGCTACGGATTCCTTCTGCTGGCCGAGATAGGTGTTAAAGGCTTCATCGTTCTCAAACGTGCGGCCCTCGAAGCCGTCAAGGATCGCTTTTTTGAAGCTCTCCGGGACGGAGTCCGAAAATATCCCTTCCAGCTGCGCTTTGCGGCTCGCTGCAAGCTGCGCCCCCGTAATGCCGGCGACCTGCTCGGTAATTCCGGCGGTTGCTTCTTTTACGGCTGCCTTTACCATTTCGGCTATTTTTTCGGGAGTCATCTCGCCTGCAGGTGGGGTCTGCTTGCCGGGTTCCTCCTTCCCTTTCTCTACAAAGGTGTACTTTTCTTCAAGGCCAGCTTTGTAGGTGTCTTTTGCCTTCGTGATTTCGGCGTCTGCGCTCTTGCGCCAGTCTTTAATGAAACTTGCTACTTTCTCCGGCGTCATTTTATTGACTACGGCCTGGGCTTCCTCGATGGTTTCGTTCGTCTGGCTAAGCGCTTGCGCCAGAACTTCGAGCCCGTCTTTGCGCGTGCCTTGAAACTTTGCTACAAGTAACGCGAGGATCTGTTCAAATAAATTCATTATTAAAGCGGTTTAAGAAACTTTACCGCAAAAATAGCGTATTAGTGTAATACTTGTAACGGGCAAAAAAGGCGGGTTTTTATAAAGTTTTCCACAGGAAGGCCAGAAACGGCCCTATTTTCGCGTTTTAGGGCGCGGCTAATAAGTTATACCACCCAGCCCGGGAAAGTGGCACAAATCGAAAATTCCGGAAAAATAACTTAGTGTAATACGGAAGCCCGCCGCAAAAAATATCTTTGAAGATTTGGACGTCTCGCTTTTTCTTCGTACACTTGCGGCAAAGTATATTTATATGAAGGTCCCGTATATACCGGCGGCCCCCAGCGGTCGCGTTCCTGTGACCCGTGTTAGTAACGCGGATCTTATTGAAGTATACCTTTCCGCGGCTACGGAAGAGGGGGACGTCTCTTTGGTCCGTCTGCTGCTGTACGTGAACGGCCCCGGGGAAAAGTCCGCCAGGATCCTTCGTAAATGTCTGGAAGGCGGCGCGGATCTGGTTGCCGTTTATCCCGGGGAAAAAGAAACAGCCCCGGCTGGCGCGGAGCTGTTAGGTTCAATCCCTGACGGGCTGCTTTACCTGGTTAATAAGGCTTAAGGCTCGTAATATATTCGACCATAAGCTTGTATTCTTCCGGCATGTAGTGCTTAAGGATGCCGTTCCCTACGTACTTAGCTTCAAAGCAGTGAGCAAGGAATTCCGCCGTTCTGTTTGCCGGGTCTCGCATATAGCTCTTTTTGTGGCCCCAGCCCCATTTCGGGTCTAAGCTCATAATAGTGTCCTGCGTCTCCGCGATGGCTTCTATAACGTCCCAGCGGCTTACGCCTTTAGGGCCTATTTTCGCCCAGGTTGCGTCGCTCATGAAATAAAGGCGGTTATATAGTTTATCAAGCCGCCCCGTTACCTGCTCAAAGCGCGTAATTGCCTTTTTCCTGGTTCCCCACTCCGTCATGCCGGTCGTCTTGTTATATTTGGCGATCCTTTCCTCCGTATAGCCGACCGCTTCTTTCATGTGTGCGCGGGCTTTGCTCATCAAGGTGGCGACGGGGACCGAACTGGCCAGCTTCCGCTGGTCGTCTATGCCGTGGCCGAATTCGTGCGTAATAACGGCCCGCCGCCAGTACGCTGAACGCTCCCACCGGCCTTTGCTCCCGGTCTGCTGCTCGAGATATACGGTTTTCTGCCAGGGGGCGTAGTAGCATCCGCCGTCCCTCGTTTTGGGCGCTATTTGTAGCTTTATCGGGTTCTTTGGATCCACAAGGTCCCAGAATTCCTCCGGGGGTTGCGGGTCTCCTTCTTTGAACCATCCTTTTTCTGCAAGCTCCGCCGGCTTTGTGCTTTTCTTTGGCTCTTTCGCCTTCGCTTCCTCTGCAGCTGCAAGGTCCGCGGCGGCCTGGGCCTGCAAGGCCTTAAGCTGTTTAATACCGTCCATCCAGTTTACGGTCTCCTTCGTTTCGTACAGGCTCCCTTGCCGGTTGTACTGATCCGCAAGCTGCGAAAAGCCGCCGGCCCTCATCTTGTCTATTATCTGGGAAAGCTTGCGGCGTTCCACCATCCAGTCGACGTGGCGGTCGTCTCGTAGCTGCTGCAAGCGGTCAAGCTCCGCCCGGAGGCCCTTGCGGTCCCCGGCGTCTCGCAGGATCTTCGCCTGCGTGGTGTCAAGGTCGAAAGCTTTGGCCCAGCGGTCAAGACTTGCGATTTCGTGGTCGTATTCCGTTACCGGCTCTATTTTCTTGCTTTCCTGGACCTGCTTCGGAAGGCTGGAAATAGCTTTTACCAGGCCTTTTGTCGGGTCCCCGCCGACGTAGTTATCCGCTATAAAATAGGGCATTTGCTTCCCGGCCTTCAAGCGGTCCGCGTTATCGGCCACCCAGTCCGTGAAAGCTTTGGGCGGCTCTGTTACGGTGTTGCTGGGCTTCCAGGTGTCAAGCTTCCCGGCTGCAAGTGCGCGGATCCTGCTCCTAAAGTCGCCTTCTTTTATGAAAATAGGGACCATTCGGCAGCGGCATTGGGGATGCCAGCCGGTCCACTGGAAGCTCTTAGGGTATTCGCCGGCTAATTCGTCGCAAATATCGTGTAAAGCTACTTTCTTGCCCTTGATGGTCGTCGTGTGGTTGTTGCTCAGCTCAATTTTGTAGCCGGTAATAAGGGGGTTATTTTGGTAGCTCTCCCACTCCGCCCGCCTGTAAGCTGCGTTTACCTCTGTACGGGCCAGGCGCAGCGCGTTCTGGTAGCTGGAACGGTATACGCCCCGGCCGGGGTGGTAGTTTTTGGCGGCTTTGGAAAGCTCCAGCGCCCCCGTCTCCTTATTCCGCACCCGGCGGAAAAGCTTGGAAGGGTTGCTTAGGTAGCCCCGGACGGAACGGCTTATTTCGTCCGCGCTCTTTCCCTGGAGGATGCCTTGCTGGATTATTTCCTCTATTTCCTGCTTCGCAAATAGGGAATTCCCCCAGACGCGGTCGGAAATGTTCAGGCCCCCGTGCTTCTGGGTATAGAAAGCGCCGGCGGAAACGCCGCGGCCGCGTAGATCCTCCCGGGCGCGGTCCGCTATGGCCCGGACGGCGTTCCTTCCGGCCTGGGTCCTTCCGAAAGCTGAATAACAGGCGTTTGTTACGCTGTCCTCGCCCTTCTGCCATGCCAGGGAAACGCTGCTTTCCAGGAGCCGGTCCGTTTTGGCTGCCAGCGCGTCCAGGCTCTTTATAAGCGCCTTCGTTTCCGGGCGGTTTGGCTCAAACGTGAACGGCTTGCCGGCTGCTATCGCGTTCCGTACCTGCGAAAGCCGCAGGACGCCCTGGTAGGTGCGCCCGTATAGGTCCGTAAGCCGGCGTTCGACCTTGCTTATAATTGCATACGTCTCCAACGTGTGCGCCGTGTATTGGGGTTTTTTAGCCATTTTGCGCTGCTGCCTGTAATTCTTCAATAACTATTTTTATATACCGGTCCAGGATCTCCTGGGCGTGGTTCGCGGGGCCTGTAAGGACGTCGTAGCCTTTGGACTCAACGTAAAGCGCGTAACCTTCGCCGGCTACAATTACGCCGACGATGCCTTCCGGGTATTGCTTCGCTACTTCCTCGACGGTCTCTTTTGCGGCCGCCTGTCCGTGGCTGCCGTCGCTGGTCCCGTTCCCGGCTGACATGTATTCCTCCGTAAAGGGCTGCCCGTCTATGTAAATGCCGTAACCGATGGAAGACCGCAGGTTGCTGGTCTGGTCCTGGTACGTGTTCAATTCCCGGGCTTCCGCTGCTATCTCGAGCAGGGTCATTCGGAAGGCTTCGGCTATGGCTTGCGGGGCGACCTCTGCAAGCCGCCCCAGCTTTGCCATAATCTCGTTTACGTTAAATTTCGGCTCTATATATCCCATAAGGCTTTGGACT